ATGCCGCCCTTCTTGAACCCGCCGACGTGCTTCACGCCTTCGCGCTCTTCGTTTGCAGATTTCTGATCGGTGTTAGCCAAACCGATCTTGCTGCCATTCATGCGGGGCGTGCGGTCTGCGCGGCGCTCAACTTCGGAACCCTCAACCTTGCCGCCGGCCTTGAATGCGCGGCGCTTGATCGGGCGCATGCCCGTCTTGGCTTCAGCATTCAGCTTTTCCGGTGCAGTGTAGTCCGAGCTGTCGACTTTTTCGGTGGAGGATGATGCAAGGCGCTTTGCCTTGCTTTTCATTGCCTCGCGTAGGCTTTTAGCGTCCATGGGGTTCCCCTCTGAGGTTATCCGGCGTCCCGGTCGTGGCTTCGATCATACACTGAAGTCAGAGATAATGCACGGTCGATATGATTTTGACCCCGCACGGCCTTCTTGGTGTTTCCGCGCTTCAGCCATTGCTTGAATTCCGCAATCGATAGCCGAGCAACGGCCTTCATGCGATCCCGACCCTTGCCATCCGAGAACCCGTTTTGATAGGCCCGCATGGCGTCCTCGCGCGTGCGGTACCCCAGCATCACCTTGTGCTCATCAAACTTGCCTGTCTTGTGGTCGTGCTGATCGACGATGAAGACGTGGTCAGATTCCGGATCCGGGCCGATGCAGACATCGACGTGATCACCATCTGCGCCCATGGTGCGCTTGATATAGCCGTAATCGTACGGCAACCTGACCGACCATTTGTGGCCGTCGGGGCCAGTGCCGCTGCGGGTCTCACCCTTGCGGGTCTCCAAGCTGATAGGAAGCCCTTGGAAGCTGATATGCTCCTTGCGGTAGTTTCCAGCTTCTTTCTGCGCATCGGTGGGCTGCACGGCCCCACCGCGCTTGTAGCCATAGTTCTTGATGCGCTCCTGCGCCGCGCCGGTGCTGTCGATCATGCGCTGATCAATGGTGCCCCACGGCTTTTGCTCTTCGGTCATTTTTCGGAAAGTGGCGCGCCCCATATTCTCTTCAGAATACGGGTGAACAGTGTGTCCGCCCTTAATGTCCTTGCCCAGCATGGCATCGGAGTAATCCCCAAACACGTCTTGGCGGGGCAGGAGAGGCACGTCAGCATGGTACTTTCCGCCAGTTGGCGCTGAGTAGGTTGAATGCTTAAAGCCGCTGTCGCGCACGTTGCGCATCAGCTCGTCCGGATCCAGCTTGACCATGCGGTGGCCTACGGTATTGTTGCTGGCGCTCAGAAGATCCGGCTCAGTCAAGGCGACGCGGGTTATGCCGACCTTAGGAAATCCCTTATCCCGCCAGTAGCTGCTGTCCATAAACTTTGCGATAGCTGCCCGGTGGGTGCCGGTGAAGTTGTTCTCCGGCCGCATGAAATCGGATGCCGCTTTGGCATTAAGGATCCCGGGCCATTCCTCCATGGCTTTAGCCAGTTTCGGTTGATCTTCCTTTTTCGCCGCGTGAAGACCAGCTTTCAACGCATCGTCAAATTCCTTGGCATCCTTCTTGCTGATGCCGGACCCCGGGATCTGCGCCATCAGGGCATCGACCATATTGTGCGACGATGAGACCGATTGCGGACCCATAGGCTGGAATGCGCCAAGGATCGGACCCTTTTCGGCCGCCTTGCCGATCATGCGCTCTAGGCCTTCGGCGTGCGCCTTTGCGTTTGCCCAGACCTGACCCTTGTTTGGCTCGCGCATGTAATCCACGCCGGCATGGAGGTCTACCGGCCAAGCCAGTTTCCTTCCCTCAATGTGCGTCATCCGCCCCAAGCGTGACCGGTCACCGCCAAGGCCAATAAGCGTGCCGCCGGCAACCGGGGTCAATGCATCTTCCCAGCTCATGCTCTGGCGAGCCACTGGCTTCACGTTTGGGATATCAGTCACAGTGGACCGGACGTCCTTAGGCGCGACGCCCTGCTTGATGTTGTAGTACCCGCCGGTTGGTGTTTTATCCTCGGACGTGTCGACGTTGTACTTTTGCAGCATGGCGATCTGACGAGCCTGCTCAGCTGGGTCGTTGATCGTGCGTACAGTGCTTGGGTTGACAAGGTTTTTGCGGCGCTCTTCAATTTTCTTCAGGTAGGCGTGAGCCTCTTCCTCGCTGGCCTTAGGGTCAATGCCAGAAACCCTCATGAGCGCAGCGCCCAGCGGGTGATCTTTCATCCTGTCGATGATGCTTCCGCCATCCTTGTAGCCAATCCTGCCGCCATCCTTAGCGTGCCGCATGGCGTCCATGACGTCGCTGTGGGTTGTCTGCTCGTTGCCGGCCTTATCCCAGATCGCATGGTGGGTCAGGTGCTGGCGGAACGGCTCGAGACCCGCATCCATCTTTGGGTTCAGGGCCGACTGGCGCGCCGCCAAACGGTCAACACCTTCGTATCCGGCCCGAGCCATCTGCGATTTGCTGTCAGACGTCGGTTTTCCAGTCTGTAGGACTACCTGTCGCGCATCCAGCGTGGGTTGGTCGCCTCGGCCAAGCATGGACGCCACAAAGCCCGCTTTGGCCGTGCCGATGCCGTGGAGCTTCTTGCCAAAGTCGCGCCACTCCGCAACCGGGCTATCGCTCGATACGGCGCGCTTAACCATATCAGAGACTACCTTGTGCTTGTCGTGCAGGTTCTCGGCCGCCCACGGCAGGGCATTCTGTTCGGAGTTCAGGCCAAACGGCTTCATCACTCGCTGCGCATGGTCAACAGCTTCCTGATCCACCTTGCCGACCTCGGCCGCGTTCAGGTAGCGCTGGCCCATCGGACTTTTCATCCACTCGGCCATTGCGCCCTCGGGCCGGATGGATCCGGTCATCCCCGGCGGCAGGTCAAGACCCGATGCCCGCAGCTTGTCGGCCGTCTGTGCCCGGCGCTGAATGCTGGACCGGGTGATCGCATATGCCTTGATCAGATCGCGCGGCTCGAGCCCGCTGGTGGCCGCCTTGCGCGCCATCTCGTCCATGTAGGCACCGAAATCCTCGACGTGCGCCGGGATCTCATGCAGGCCACCAAGGTCTTCGCGCACATCTTTCAATGGTCGCCAATCCCACCCCTGCATCTTCTTGCTGGGCGGATCCTGATAATCAGACACCGTATCGAGTGCGCGCTTTACGATGTCTGCCATGTCATTCTCCGGAAGATTTCAGGCTCAGGATAGCAGACTTGCCGTCCTTGGTGAAGCTGCGCGTTAGGCCGAGGGCTTTTCCGACATTTGGGTCGAACCGTGACCGGACGCGCCGCATTTCCTGCTTGCTTTCTGGTGTCATGAAGTCATCTGCCCCCTCATGGTGGGCCCAGTGCGGTAGGATCCCGACCTTCTGTGGGGCAAAGATCGTATCCTCAGTGCGCGCCGTGCGGTTCTTTTCGCCGTGTGGGCCAAAGTTCAGCCAGCTGTTCTGGCCACGGGTCTCGGTGGTCATGGCCATGCGCGCGAGGGGCGAGAACATGGACGCATGGGCGCGCCAAGCATTCTCTTCGCCATCGTGGCGGAACCCGACACCTTCCTTGGCATGGCCATAATAGTCGTGAACGGCACGAAAAATGTCGTTTACGGTCACCGGAATGCCGTTCCACGTCTCTCCGGTCAGCTGCAACATGGGGTTTTTCTTGATGTCTTCTTCGCTGATCGGATCACCGCTGCCGTAGCCGGCATGGGTCGGGTAAACCCACATGTGGTGGTTTTTCCGAACGTCCTCTGTCGCCAGTCGGGGCGATGCGGCATATGGATCTTGGTCCTTCTCGGGATTCCAAAACTCCGCCTTGAACCCGGCATCTTTGGCGGCCTGATATTGACCCATCGTCTCTTTGATCATTGCGGCGTACGATGCTTTGGTCAGCGGGTCATCCGCATTATCTGTCATGGCATCATAGGCATCGCCAATCCGCGCCGCGCGCTTGGGGTCAACCTTGGCGTATTTGGTCGGCGGGTGATAAGGCAGGCCGGCTTTTGCCATGTAGTCCCGGGCCACCTGCCGAATGCGCGGATCCGCGCCGGCGCTGATTGTCTCTCCGGTTAGCGGGATGCGGACTTTGGAGGGGAGACCTTCAAGAGATGCTTCGTGCGGTGCTTGAAGAAGGCCAGTGCCTCCTCGTACTCCTCCTGATCCGGGAAGTTCTCCCGCTTGGGGGCGTGCTGTAGGATATGTGGGGGCAGTTGCATTTGCGTCTCCTTCATTTTGACCATCGACCTCACCGCCACCGGCTTTTACCAGTCGGGGCTTTCCTGCAATGCGTTCATATTTTTCTCCGCTTTCCAGCATTTCGATTGGGTAAAGCGCCTTATCGCCGCCGGCCATTTTGTATTTTAATTCTGCGGCTGGATAGTGGCCGTTGAAAACTTTCGTTGGGGGGTTGCGATCACCCCATCGGTCTACAGGAACCATGCGGTGCGATACAACCTCCATCGGGGTAGCGTTCTTTGTGGCTTTGTAGCGATAAACATCACCCATTTTCACGTTGTCAAAGGCCCCAGCTGCATGCGCCTGATCAAGGGCATCCTGACCCGCCTTATGGCGGGCGGCGACGGCGTCAAACAGGTTTTGGGCTTCTGTTGAGTGATCTGTTGATGCCATGTCTCTGCCGACACGGGCAACCGTGAAGTTGGTTACATTAGAGCCGCCGTCACCATCGACCTCACCGCCGTCTTCGCGCCGAATGCGGGGATCATTGGGATCAAATGCCTCTGCATCCTTGTGCTTGATGGTTTTTGGGTCAAACGCAACAACCTCCGATAATCCGTTTTCCGTTTTTAATATCACGCCATCATGGCCGCGTTTCTTCATCTCGGACATGAATGGATTGATGTGATGTTGCTGTAGGTTGTCCCATGGTCTTAGCTCGTTTTTATCTCGCATGATCCCCATTGATTGTAGGTCGCGGAGAGTGCGGTGAGCGCCCTGATCTGAAACATCCCAAACATATGGGTTCTTGAGTGCTGCATGCAGGGGGCCGATTACGGTTCCTGATCCCATCTCTTCTGGGTCTGCATAGCCCTCTGCATTTCCACGGGATGGTGTCAAGTAATGACCACGACCATAGAAGCCAGCATCTCTAGCACCAAGTTTTGCATCATCAAATGCCTCAAACTCTTGGTTTTTTGGTGTCCCGTGGTACAGGTCCAGCGGAGCGCCGCCTTCGTCCTGAAGGTCTGGATGGATGCCCTGAAACATGGCGGGTCCACCATCAGCATGCGCGGCGCGTGGCACATTCGGCAGGTATTTGGATGGGGCGATCTGATTTGGCGCGCGGACTTTAGCCTCCCGCGCGCGCCGCTTTTCCAAGGATGCGCCTAGGGTCTCCTTGGCGGCTTTAATCAGATCGCTGTTGCTCATTTCGAACCCTTGCCATTCTGGATTTGCATTGCCAGCTTCAGCAGGTCGTGATGCTGATCGCCCATCTTCATGTCCTGCTCGTGCTGCATACGGACCGCATTGTCCATCTGGTCGCGGTCAACCTGCATCTGGCCGAGGCGCAGATCCTTCTCGCGGTCCAGATCGCGGTTCTCATCTTGGACTGCGTCGCGGTGCATCGAATACTGCAGCTGTGCCGCCTTATTCTGTTCCGCCATCACCTTGACCGGGTCGGGGCCCTGCGGCTGCCCAGAGGCTGCTGGGGCTGCGTTGGGGCGCTGCGCCGAGATCATGGCCGCCTGCGCCCGCAAGGTGTCTGCATCAGCCTTCTGGTGGGCGATCTTGACGTCCTCGATGCCCTTCAGAATCTCCGGTGGCGGCTGATTGCGTTCTGCCTCTGGCTTCAGGAACTGCTCTGGGTTTGACCAGCCAATAGCCTTCAGCGCGGCCTTGTCGACGGCGAGGGCATCATACAGACCGGGGCTTGCCGCCTGCATCTGCTTCAACGCCATGATCTTCATGACGCGCTGGGCGTGGCTCGAGGTGTTCGGGTCTGCCTGCGGCACCAGCTCCACGTCGTCCAGCGCGCGCAGCAACAGCTCTGGGTTCCACTGGGCGGTTGGCTTGCGGTTGCGCTCCCAGAAGCTTTCTGGGTGCTCGCGGAAGCAGTCGCGCAGCAAGGTAAACTCCTCGGCCTGCGCAGCATGCATGCGCTTGTGGACGGAGTTCAGAACCTTCGTGGCCTGATCGATCATTGCCAGCGTGGTGCCCACGGGTGCATCCGGCCGGCCCTCGCCGACCTGCAGCTCAGACGTGCCGCCGACGCGTGCACCGGTGGCAGCCATATTCTCCACCAGCGACATCAGGGCCTGCGATGGCTCTTTATACGGCAGGGGCATGACAGCCTGATTGATCGGCATGCCGCCGGTCTTGACTTGCGCCGCGCCGCCCGGGGGGATGCGGAAGATGTTGGTGTTTTGCCGCGACCCGCTATCCGAGATCAGGAACCCCGGGAAGTTTGCATACATGCCGGCATCCAACAGCTCACGCCACGCGGCGGTGACGGCGTTGGTGGTGTTGCCGAGAATATGAAGCAGGCCGATGTCATAGAAGCCAAACCCGGGCACGAAGGTGTACTTCACAAAGGTCTTGCGCGCCTCGGGCATCTCGGCCGTGTCTTCGGGATAGTTGCGTACGATGCTCAGGATCTCGCGCGACGACACGTCGATGGTGACGCGGTAAGGGATCTCGAGGCCGGACTCCTTGCCCTTGTGCTTGTGCTCAAACCCCTTCAGGTCCAGCTCGCAATAGACCTCATAGATCTCGCGGTCACGATCATCTGGATTGGACGAATTCGTGGTGACGCCCTGCTGCGCGGCCTTGGCCTCGGTGACACTGTCAGTCGTCGCCTCGTTCGGCGTGGACAGCTCGATGTCGCGGTACACGTTCAGGATCTGCAAGCGGCGCACGGTCGACGGCTTCATAAACACGCGGTGCGTGGTGCGCCGGGCGTTGTATAGATCGCTTGCCGCATTGTTGACGATCAGATCATCGGCATCGACGCTCTCGCTCACGGGGCGGTTGCGCAGCGGGCAGAAATAGATCTTCTTGAACGACGTACCTCCGAAGCCGAGCATCAGAAACATGCGGTCCGTGTCTGGGTAGTATTCGCTCGCCGTCGCCGTCAGATAGTGGTTGAAATCTTTTTCAAACGCATCGGCGATCTCGTCGCGCTCGACGGTGGATGCGTTATTGTCATCGCGGATCTTGACCGGGCCGTCGGTGGGCAGCATCTCGGACCGGGCGTTGGCCTGAAAGCGCAAGACGGCTTCCTGCAGCAGCGGGTGACGGACCTTAGACATACCCTCGATGGGCGCGCCGTCGCCGGTGCTCAGGCCGGGCAGCTCGATCTTTAGGCCGAGCAGGCGCATGCCGTGGGCGCGATCCTCAACCCACTCTGCGCGACTGGCGAGGTCATCATCCACGGCGCGCAGCAGGTCATCTGCAATTGCCTGCAGTTCGCCGTCATCGATCTCTTCAACGAGGTTGTCATACCAGCCCTCTGGGCCTGTATCGTTTTCGGCCTCTGAGATCGGCTTACCGTCAAGCGAGACGGTGATCGAGCCATCACCATGGTCGATGCGCAGGATCGCGCCATCCTGAGAAAATTCTGGGATATCCGGCTCGCCATCTGCATCTTCGACCGAGATGTCCATTGGGGAAATCGCTGGCTCTTCTTGGTCTTGGTCTAGGCGGATGGCTGGGTTAAGGCCGGGAACGATTGGCATTTTCAAATCCCTTCATGGATCAGGTTGACGCGACCATAGCAGATCGAGCCTTATTCTTCCAGCAGGAGATAAGCACCGGCCAGATAGTTGATGGCACCAAGGAGCTCTCGCTTTGCGGCATCGTCGC